ATCTTAATCTTTTTTGAAAACAATAGTTGAAAAATAATTCTTTATGCCTAGAATAGGGCATGAAAAAGATTTTAATTACAGGTGTAAGCGGTCAAGACGGATCGTTAATGGCAGACTATCTTTTAGGATTGGGTCACGAGGTATATGGACTGGTCAGGCACTCTGCTTCAACAAATGATCGAAATTATGCCCATAATCTAGATAATAAGAATTTTCATTTGGTTACTGGAGATATTACAGATTTTTCTTGTATATGTCACATAGTCCAAAGCATACAGCCAGATTATTTTATCAATTTAGCCGCGATGTCTTTTGTTGCTGAAAGTTGGAATTCTCCAGTATCAACATTTGAAATAGACGCTAACGGAGTTTTGTATTGTTTGGAGGCCATTAGGCTTCATCAACCAAAATGTCGTTTTTATTCGGCAGGAACAAGTGAACAACTATCCGAAGTAGATTATGTTCCTCAAGACGAAAATCACAAAAGAACTGCTAAGTCACCGTATGGAGCAGCGAAAATAGCTGCAGAGCAATTGGTTAGAGTTTATAGAAATTCTTATAACTTATATGCTATTCATGGTATCTTATTTAATCATGAGGGTGTTCGCAGAAACGAGTGTTTTGTGTCTCGCAAGATTACAACTAATGTAGCTAGAATAAAAAAAGAATTAGATGAAGGAAATGTTCCTAAGCCAATGGAAATAGGCTTTTTAGATAGTGAAAGAGACTGGTCTGATGCCGAAGATTTTGTTCGTGGAATTTGGATGATGTTAAACCAAGATGGTTCTCCAAAAGAATACGTATTATCTAGTGGTGAGTGCCACAGCGTTAGAGAATTTGTCGAAAAAGCATTTGAAGTGGCTGGAATCAAGGGACTTTGGGAAGGCGAGAAAGAGCTAGAAAAATATACTATGTCTTCCTCTTGTTATCACGCGAAACAAGTCGATCTGGTTACTATAAATCCAAAATTTTATCGCCCCTTCGAAGTTACCAAGCTACATGGTAGTTATGCAAAAATTAAAAAGGATCTAGGATGGGAACCAAAGATTAATTTCGAAGAGTTAGTAAAGAAAATGGTAGATAACGATATTAAACTGATTAACAGTTAATATGTCTTATTTGACTCATAATTTGCCAACCTTTACTTGTTTTATAAGAAACGAGTATCTTTTTAATCATGAAAAGGGTCATAAAGAATATACATCATGCGATGTACATTCTGTTACTTCATTGGAAAAAAGAGTCCCCTTGTTTGAGTGTTATTTAGATAACGGTGTAAACTGGACAAGAAGGCCAATAACGGCTTTATGTTGGAAAGAGTGCGATCCTGTACCACTTGAAGAAACAATGTACTGGGATTGTTTCTCTCCGTATGTAGACGTAGGCATAAGAAGTAGATTGAAAGGCCTTAGAGCCATACTTATAACCCCTTCTAACAAAAGAGAATGGGGGGAATATATGTTTACAATAGATTGGGGATGGGAAAACAAAGCGATATTGGACACGAACTTCTCAGAACATCCAGAACATAAATGTGCTCATTTATTTAAAATGGAGAATGGAAATTTCTATGCTTATCCTAACAATAGAATTATTTGGCACGACGATGCTTGGGTCGAGAAGCCATTAACATCTAATCCTGGATATCAAATAGATCAGAACTTCTATAGCGTAGAAAATAAAAGGGTGAAGTACACCGACAATTCCTTTATGACTGAGTTCACCGACTTGGACTATACAGATTCGGAATAATGGAATTATATTTTGATCATATTTGTGGCAAGCAAGCAGATTATGATTTTTTACATTGTTTAGTAAGTGCAACAGTTGAAAAGGGTGAAGAGCAAGAAGCTTTAGACAAGGGTTGGTGTCCTTCAAACATATGGTATAACCAAGATACTAATTTCTTAAAAGATAATAAAATAATTTGGTATCAGAGTCGTCAGGCTAGATTAGATATAAGCAAGCATAAAAAAGTAAATAAAGAGACTAAATGCTGGAAAAGGGTAGAAAAAAGCAATATTAAAATAGAGGTTACAAAAACCCCTGATTTTGAAAAATTATACAAAATTTATTTAAAATATGTAACATACAAAAAATTTACTCATATTTTATCAGAAGAAGATTTTTATAATGTTTATAATACTAACAGTGATATCTATATACTATATGGAGATGTAGCCTTTACCACTACTGAAATAGTTGGTAGAAGTCTTATAGCTCACCAATTTTGCTGGGATTACGCTGATCCAACTCTGGGTTTAGGCAGATTCTCTACATACAGAGAAATCTCATTGGCCAAAGATTTAAATCTAAAATATCTTTATATAGGTCCAAGTTATGAAAGTCACGCCAAATATAAAAGCTCATTTCCTGGTTTTGAGTTTTGGACTGGTAGAAAATGGTGTGCTGACAAAGACATATTTAATAATTTAATAGAAAACGACGAGACAAGAGATAATATAGAAAATATTACAGAATATTATGATTATTATTTTAAGTTGCTAAATATTTAATCTTGACAATCAATATATCTTATGGTATATTGGTTTGTATGAAAGATAAAGTATTAAAAAATAACGAAGAGCCATCAATGATAGAGATCAACAGTGCGGTTGATTTGTCTAAGCATAGATCAAATTCTTTAATTGTAGCTAAAATTCAGAAGTCTGTTTTAGAAAACGAAGAGATGTATAACGCTATGCGAAAACTTTTCGATGATCTGAGGTTAAAAGTTGACATTGATGATAGCACTCATTTTATCATCACCGCTGAAGATGTTGACATCCATTCTTGGACTGAACAAGAGCTCGCTGAAATAGGCTGGTCTAAGAATAAATAAACCTATTAATGATTAGAGCAATCTTTCAGTCTACGGGATTTGAATCTGGCGAATTTGGCAAAAAGGGTAATTATATCTTTTCTGATATATCAGAGGACTATGAGCCCTTGGCTGATAAATATGTGTTTTCACAACTAAAGTGCATTAAAAATCTAAAGCCCAAAAAGGGGGATGTATTCCAGTTTAATGCAGAGCTAGACTATGAGGATGGACTGAAGATAAAGAGGCCTAAGAACGTAATTAAAGTCGATCTATCGCACTTGAAAGACGGCTATGAGTATTGTCTTACAAAGTTTTTAAAAGAGAGCAGGGTTGTAACAAAAGAAGACTCTAGAAACGAGAAGGTAGCATATATTAGAATGACCACTCTTTTTGGAGAGAGGTTGTTTAGATATATAACTTTACCCTTTAAACTGAACTCTTTACACTGGTTTACTACTGAAGATGGTCTAAAGTTTTGCAAAGAAGAGAAATTTAAAATGGATAATTCCGAAAAGGACATTGCTATTTATAAGGAAGAAGTTAAGCTTGAAAAAAACAAGATTGGCGATGATATACATACAAACAATAAAAAGAAAAATTTAATCGGATTTTTAAAATAGAAATATAATTATGACAACAAAAAAAACAAAAAAGAAAGCAGAAGGCTTAACGCCAGAAGAGTTGTTGACTCAAACCCTTAAAGATAACAAAGGAGATCACTATAACTTTTATAAAACAACTTATTACGAAATAAGTCAAGGAAGCTTACTTTTAGACTTACACGTTGGGAAAATCACCCCTGGAGTTGTTCGCCATGTTGGCGTCTCAAGAGGAGGAAAGACATCTCAAATGCTTGAAAACTTGAAACAGTTTTTAAAAGCCATGCCAGATGGAAGAGGATTCTGGGTTCTCGCTGAAGGTCGCTTGAGTGAGAAAATCAAAAAACGTTCTGGCTTGAAATTTGTTTATAATCCAGAAGACTGGGTTGATGGTTCGGTATTCGTATTAGAGTCCAATGTTTACGAACTGGTTTTTGATACTATTAGAAAATTACTGGGGAATAACCCACTTGATAAAAAATATTTTTTCGTCATTGACTCTACTAACGGTCTTAAAAGTAAGGCAGATCTGGAAAAGGGTAGTAGTGAAGCAACGAAGGTGGCTGGAGGCGCGGTAATGACTTCTGACTTTCTTAGTAGGGTAACACTCGCAATGACTAAATTTGGACACATTCTCGGCGTAATTGGTCAAGTTAGAGCTAGACCTAAAATTAATCAATATGAAAAACAAGACCCATCTTTATCTAATGCAACTGGAGGTAATGCATTAGATCACTATCCAAATATTTTCCTTCAATATGAACCCAAATATAAATCAGATATTATTGGCGATGTCAGCGATCCACTGGGTCACTGGGCTAAAGTAATCGTCGTTAAAACCGATAACGAAAAAACTAGTATCGTTAAATATCCCATTAAATATGATCAGGATGGTAAAGGTGGTTCTGTTTGGAGAGAGTATGAGATTGCAGATTTAATGCTTCAATGGGGAATGCTAACTAAAGCAGGTGCTTGGTTGAAGATGTGCAGTAATTTAACAAAAGAATTAATCGGAGAGGGTTTTATTGATAAAGAGGATGAAGAGTTTTCGATCCAAGGCATGGATAAGCTTCGTGAATGGCTGGAGCAAAACAGTGATCTCACGGACTATATGTTTAATAAATTTGAGAAGCTTCTTTCTTGAAGATTAAAAATATATTTGGCAAGGAAGTCAGTAAATCTTTCAAAAAATATAAAATAGATTGGGATAGAAAAGTATCAAATCCTCAAAAAAGGGTAAAAGATATTGTTAAAAATTACTGGTTTGCATCAGATTGTTACGAGGAACTTTACATTCCAAATAGCAAGTTGAGGATAGATCTATTCAATGCTTCGGATAAAACTGTCATTGAAGTTTCTCCACTACAGCATCAACAATATAATGCCTTCCTGCATGGATCTAGATTGAGATATCTTGAAGCGCAAAAAAGAGACCTGCAGAAAATAGACTGGTGCGATATTAATAATTTTAAGTATATTGAGATTGACGAGCAAGACTTAAAGGGAGCAGACGAAGACATATTAAGTAAAATACTAGGCTAATAATTAAATTTATTATGTTATTCAAAATCATAGGCTCCAAAAGGAAGGTAAATCGAGATCTAAGAGAGCATACGATAGACTGGGATACAAAAGTAAAAAGAGGTGGCAAAAAAAACTTCGGAAAGCTTCAGTATGACGTAAAACAACTTTTAAGACCGCATTGGGAATTACATGTAGTAAACGAAGAGTTTGTTATTCCTGCGACCAGAAGCGAAAGGGGTAGGAGTATTGACTTTATCAATTTCACAACAAGAACTTGTGTTGAGGTAGATGGGATACAGCATAATAAAAAAAGCTGGTGTCATAAAAATAAATATCAATTTTTCAAACAATTACGTAATGACAGTTGGAAAGAGCAGTGGGCAGAGCTTAATGGCTTCAATATGTTTAGAATTTATGAAACTGACGAACTAAATGACGAATTATTATATAAACTTGGAATTATTTCTTGACTTTACCACAAAACATGTTAAATTAACTTATGAAAAATAAAGAAAAGCTCAAAAAGGTTAATCTTCTTTTAAACGAAATGAAAGTTTTCGTTGCTTACTTAGAAGATATCCACAAAGACTTAGAAACCAGAAAATCGGAATCAGAATCTTGTGACAGACCTTGGGGAGCTATAAAAAATCGTGCTAAATCTTTTAGAAACAGTCTTTTAGAATTCTATCGATAAGCTTCTCTAGAACCCCCTCAAAGTGTAATACTAATTATGGAAAAAAAATTAATCGAAAAATGCGTTTCTATGTTCCGAGATGGAGCAGGAAAAATGGAAGTAGTTAGACTAATCATGGAATGGACTGGTCTAAAAGAAACTGCCGCAAGAAGTAGGGCAACAAATATTTGGAACAATGAGTTTGAAGAGGAATATATTCCAGTCTCAAATCGCGGACAAGAGGATTTTAAATCTGAAGACAATGGCTTTAAATCTGGCGGGACAAGGTTTGACCAGAATGACGAAAACAACGCAACGGCGGAATCTAAAAACGAGAACGTCAGAACCTTGGAAGATTTGCTCGAAGTGTGTAATGTTGATTTAGAATATTGGGAGGTCGAGAGACATATAATTAATAAATGGGAGGTTGCCGCTAAAGATAATATAGGTGAGCTCCGCCATTCTCCACTCTATCAAGTTAAAGCTTGGCTAAAAAAACGTGAAGTCAAAAACGCAGAAGAGGTCGTAAATTATTTTAACGAGTCATTGCAGAGTATTTCTCCGAAAGTTAAAAAAAGAAATGCTGGCGGTAAATATATGTATGAAATTTCCATACCCGATCTGCATTTGGCTAAACTCGGATGGGAACCAGAATCTGGACAGGACTACGATGTTAATATCGCCGCTAATTTATTTAGATCGGCAGTAAAAGACCTCTTAAGTAAAGTAAATTTAGATGAAGTATGTAAGGTTCTTCTTCCAGTCGGCAATGACTTTTTCAATTCAGAGGGTCTTTCTGGAGCCACTACTGCAGGCACTCGACAAGATGATGACTCTAGATGGCAGAAGTCTTTTAGCATTGGTTGTAATTTAATCTCAGAAGTTGTTGATGAACTATCTAAAAAGGTTAATGTAGATATTGTTATTGTTCAAGGAAATCATGATTTCGAGAGAGATTATTATCTTGGAGAATTCTTGAGAGCTTGGTATAGAGGCAATGAAGCAGTAAACATAAATAATAGTCCCAAGTCTAGAAAGTATGTTGAATTTGGAGAAAACCTTATTTTGTTTACTCACGGAAATGAAGAAAAGCAAAGCGAACTTCCATTGTTGATGGCTACTGAGCATCCAAGCTTTTCACAATGCAAGTTTAGAACAGCACATTTGGGACATCTTCATCAGACAAGAGTAGTTGAAAATAAAGGGGTTACAGTGAAAATTCTTCCGTCTCTCTGTGCTAGTGACGCATGGCATAAGGTTAAAGGATTCTGTGGAAATAGAAGATCCGCTATGGGCTTTTTATATGATCCAGTTTATGGAGAGGTAGCAAACTATTACTATAACGTAGTTTAGCTATTCAAAATGAACTTATCATTTAAACTATGCGTCCGATCCGCATAGTCTATTTGTTGACCTAGGTATGATAGCGAAATTTATTTTGTGATCATATATATTAATTGTACTTGACTAGTAACAAAACTACTATAGAATTACCATATGCCAAAAATCATAAGCGGTCCGAGTGACCAAAGTTTAGAGCGCAAATTTTTAGGAGGACTAATCCACAATGGAGTTGATGTCTGGATTGACATTTGCGACTTTATAAAGGAAGAAGATTTCACAAATAGTGGAGTTAAGATGTTGTTTAAGGTTTGTAGGCTTCTTTTAGAAGAGAATAAAACTTTAGATTCTGCGATCATATCTTCACGTTGCAAATCCCAAGGGATTACAATTAGTGAAGGGAATGTGGGAGACTTCATAGAGAATCTTTTGATTTCTCCTTTAAATGTTAAGTCTAGCGTTGAAGCGGCGCAGGAATTGATAATGCTACGAATTCGCAGGAATAAAATAGCTAATGCTAGAGATATTGCTAAATTTTCTCAAGATTTCGAAGGAACAAATTTATCAGACTTTGCAAATGGAGCGGAAGAAATCTTCGCTGATGGTAACGATATTATCCTCGACAAGCACGAGCCAGTCAATATTGCTCAAAGTGCATATGAAATCGTAGAAGAGCTTGGCAATAACGATGGTGAATACGTCATTAAGACGCCTTGGCCTACCTTTAACGCCGCTTTCTCTGGCTTTCGACCCAAGGACTCATATTGTATAGCAGGAAGACCCTCACACGGCAAATCTGGCGTTCTACTTTCCCTTGCTCAGTTTTGTGCGAATGAAGTCGAAGACAACTTTATTGATGGCAAAAGATTACCAGTTCTATATTTAGATACTGAAATGGATGCGAAAGAGCAAACACTTCGTTGGGCGGCAATGGTAGCTGATATTGACCCATTTTTAGTCGAAAGTGGAGACTGGAGAAAAAACAAAGATTGTGTAGAAAAAATTAGAACCGTACTTAAAGATAAGTCTTCTACTGATAACTTCCACCACGTTTACGTTCCTGGTCTTTCGGCTATGGAAATTCGTTCGATTTTTCGTCGATGGGTTAGAAAAACCTGTGGTCGAGATAACGTAGGAATTGTAGTTTTTGATTATCTAAAAATCACTGGAGAAGAACTTAAGGGTGCATCAAATCCAAGACTTGAAATGGGCTATAAGCTTGATATGCTTAAGGATGAAATCAAAGATAACTCTAATTGCACTTTTCTGTTTGGAGCTCAAAGAAACAGATATGGGGAAGATGATGATAGTTCTATCGCAGAGTCAGACTATATTCAACAGCTTTCCACTTGGACTGGTCTGATTAAAAAGAAATCTATGGCTGAGCTCGCAGAACAGCCAGCAGATGAATTCGGCACCCACATGTTGATACCTACAAAATTCAGAAAGCTTGGTAGGGATGGTCAAAACTTTGAGAATCCAGTCAAGATCGAGGGAAAGTATTTAAGAAACTGGATTAACCTTGATTTCTCTAACTTTAGATTTAATGACAAGGACGATGGTAGAGCAGTTCAAGATTACCTAAGTCTAGTTGCATCTAATAACGGCAACAACAATAGACGGCAAATACCATAATTAAAAATCGTCATGTCAAACGTTAAGCAAATTCTAAGAGATAATGGAGTAAAAATAACTAGTGAAAACGATTCTGGGTTTGCTCAGTTTTGTCCTTCCTATCGAAACTCTAAAAATCCGATGGGAGCTTCGATCAATCTTAAAACTGGTTGGGTTATTGATTGGAGTCAGGATGAAAAATTTCCGTTAGATGTTTTAATTAAAAAACTCGGAGGCAAAGAACTTTCAAAGAAAGATCTTGAAAACTTACAACCAATTTTTGAGCAGACTGATGAGAAAGAAAAAACTTTCTGGAAAAAAGATTCTCTTTTGCATTTTTTGCCAAACCATACTTACTGGTTAGACAGAGGGGTATCCAAAGAAACTCTAGACTTTTTCCAAGGCGGAGTGTCTCATAGTGGTAAATTGTATCAGCGTTACGTATGGCCAGTTTTCGACCGCCATCAAAGAATTGTTGGGTTTACAGGGAGAGATTTAAGTGGCGAAGCTAAAATCAAATACAAACATGAGGGAAAAAGTTCTTATTTTCTTTTTGGTTTATTTAATAAGCTTGGCAACTCTATGCCCATACTATCTAGCATTTTAGAATCTAACGAAGTTATTCTTGTCGAAGGGCCATCTGATTCGGTCGCTTGTTATGATGAGGGAGTTAAATTCGTATTGCCGACAATCGGCTTGAACATTTCTAAAACACTGATGAGTTTTCTTATAGGAGTAAACCCAGATAAAATTACTATATCTTATAATAGAGATGATAATTTTGCGGGTCAAAATGCCGCTGTTAAAAACTTTGCAAAATTGGCACAACACTTTGATATTGAAAAGCTATGTATTAAGTATCCGACAGGAAATGATTTGTCGGATAATAAAAAAGATATTCAAAGTTGGGTTGACAAAAATGAGGATTCTGCTATACTTGAGTTTAGAGAAAAATTCAAAAGATTAAGAAATAACAATAAAAAAATGACACAACAGGAGATTAAGATAGGAAAAACCTTTTAATCAAAACTAAAAATGGCTATAGTAATTAACATAATAGTAACTTATATAGGAATCGGCATTCTTTTTTGTATATCGGAGCAAAGATATAGGAATTATATATTATTAAGGATCTCATGCTCCAATTTAAGGGGTATAGAGCGTGATTATATGCTAAGCATAACTGAATCATATTTACAAAAAATTCCCTATCGACAGTTAAGAGCGATTGCCTCTTTGTTTTTTATTCCAGTTTTAGTGCCTTATATATTAATTTATCATGGAAAAAGATAAAATTAAATTAGGAATCTTCTGCTCTTCTTCTTTTAAAAATTATCCCTTCATCGAAGGAATCTTAAATAAAAAGGTTGAGGAAATAGGATTAATCATTTCTAATAACTCTGGTCAAAGATTACCAGAGAAATATTCTCATGAAAAGAATATTCCAATGTTGTCCTATCCGATTGGCAAAAATTTAAATGCTTTAAAAGCTAACGACTTAATTATTAAAGCTTCTGACTGTATTTTAATTATCGATGATGGAAACTCCAAGAATAATCATACTGTTAAAAAAAAGTGTGGTATTGTAAATAAAAAACTTACATTTATTGACGCTCCACGCGAAGATACAATTTTAGATGCGGTGAAAGAATTTTTTGATACGTTTGAAAAATCCAAGGAAGATGATCTAAAAGATTGGGTTTGCGGATCAAAAAGAGGTTTTGATAAGCTAATTAAACTTCAGGAAAAATATCAAAGATTAATTAAATAATCATGAGTAATAAAAAAGAATTTGCCCTTTCCCCTAGCCGTATAATGAGTTACGTAAAGTGCTCATATGTATATTATATGGAGAATACTCTCATGTTGGACAGTGGCAAGAACTTTGGCAATATGAGAGGAAGCGTTCTTCATGAGGCGTGTGAGCTATTAATTAAAGAAAAATACAAAAAAAGAGTTCAGAAAATTATTGATAGCGGTAGCATATCAAGCGATCCCGCTCTTATTAGATATTTAAAGATCAAAGGATACCAAGAAGGTTTAAGGGATGAGTTTGACCACAAGGGTAATAATAATTTTGAAATGATTTGCGACATGTTATATGTTGTTTTGTCGAATGACTTTTATTGCGAAGGCTGGGATATAGACTATGACAATCTTGAGGTTAAATTTACTCTTAGGAGCGAGGAGCCAGAATACGTAATTCGAGGCTTGATTGATAAGCCAACTAGTAGAGATGGGGTCTACAAGATTTTAGACTACAAGTCTAGTCAGTCTAAAAAATCTAAAAAAGATTTGGAAATGGAAATCCAAGCTTTGTGTTATATTTTATACTGCATCAGGGGTTTAAAGGCGAAAGACGCTACTGTAGACTTTGTTTTCGCTCGTTTCCCAGACGACCCGATAGACCGTATTGAGAATATTTCTAAAAAAGAGTTAGAAGGATTTGAGCATTACTTGTCAGATTTGTATTCTCATTTAAAAGACTTTGATAAAAACAAGGCATCAGAAAATCTCGCGGCAGAAAAGGGATATATTAAAGATGGCGGATTCGAGGGGAAGGTTATGTGCGGATATGCTCAGTATGAGGGACATTCTTACCCAGAGACTCACAAGGACAAGGATAAAAGAGGTAAACCCTATTATTGTTGCCCATATAAATTTGCATTTACCTATTATTCGCAAAGAGATATCGATGGAAATATTGTAAAATCTAGCAAAAATTTAGAAAATCTAGAAGAAGTCGGAAAATATTATATTACAGAAGAGCAACATGATGGTTGCCCCGCATTTAAATCTGTTTAATATTCTCCTTTAGGCGTAAAATCTGTAATATTATGTATGAGGATTTTATTTATAATCTTACTCTTAACTGGCTGTGCCACAAAAGAAAAATCTCCTAAAAATATATTTTTTTATGAACTGCCAGACACTGGAAGTATGGAACCAGCACTTTCTGGGGGTGACATCATTTACTTAGACCGCTCATTTGAATATGAAGATCTTAAAGTTGGCGATGTAGTGGCCTATTATGAACCTAAATATGGAATTATTAATGGCATTCTACATAGAATCGTGAGAAGCTCTTCTCCTAAAGAGTGGGTAGTGAAAGGGGATAATAATAAAAACATCGACAGGTATAATCTTAATGAAGAAAGTTATTACGGGAAGCTAATTAGGGTTGATTTTAAATAATTATATTTGATCATTACTTTATGATTCTGGTCATAGGAGAAAATATTACAGATATATTTATTTATTGTAACTCAAAAAGGTTATCTCCAGAAGCTTGCTGTCCAGTATTGACACCTGAGAATAAAGTTTTAAATTCCGGGGGTGCTGGAAATGTTGTCCAAAATTTAAAATCCCTAAAAAATAAGGGTGTTATCGGAATTCATCAAAAAAAAGAAATAACTAAAACTCGATATATTGTTGGCAATCAACATATTATGAGGTATGATGAAAATGATGAATGCGAAAATCTAAAAATTAAAGAGCTTGAGAAAACTCTGTCTAAAAGAGGGGTAAGATTATCTAGATTTGAAGCAGTAGTAATTTCTAGTTACTCAAAAGGATTTGTAACCCCTGACTTAATAAGGGATATCAGAAAAAAATACGAGGGACTGATTTTTATTGATACCAAAGATAAGAAGGGAGACTGGTGTGAGTTTGTGGATTTTATAAAAATAAATGACAAAGAATGGCTTGAGAATTTTAATTCAAAATACGAAGGAAGTGCTAATATCTTCGTTACAAAAGGTTCCGAAGGAGTTAGCTGGATAAACAAAAATAAAAACTTTATGGTTGATCCCATTGAGGTTGCGGATTTTGTGGGGGCTGGAGATTCATTTTTCTCTGGATTTATTACAAAATACTTGGATTCTAAAAATATAGAAAAAAGTCTTGACTTTGCTAATAAATGTGCTAGAGTATCGGTAAGTAAAAAGGGTGTGGTGTCTGTTAAAAAAGAAGACATTATTTAACACTAAACAATCGTAACTCTGGTAAAAATAAAATGAAATCGAGCAAATTTGATATCAAAGAGATTAACATATCTTTTTGTGCTGGCTGTTTTGATGGTGACTACTTGCATGATGGCCATAAATATTTAATAAATAAAATGGTAGAAGCTTCTAATTACCAAGTTATTGCCCTAAACTCTGACGACTATATAAGAAGACACAAGAGGGATCCAATCTGCCATCAAGATGAAAGAAAGAATCGACTATTAAAATTAGGACTTGACGAGGTAGTAATTTTCGACGAAGATTCTCCAATACAAATAATTAAAACAATTGAGCCCCATAGCATTTTCGTAGGAGATGATTATACTTTAGATCGTGTAGTTGGATATCCCGAATGCAAAGAATGGGGAGGCGAAGTTCAAATCATAGATCGTATAAACGATATATCAACAACAAATATAATTAATGAAACTAATTTACCTTGATTTAGATGGAGTTTGTGCAGATTTTACTAAGGACGTTTCCAAAATATTTAATCTCAAAGACACTCCAGTAAATTTGCCAGAAAAGGGTGCTCCTTGGACTTACGAGGGCAAAAATCGTGATCGATTAGATACCGTTATGGAATCGTATGATTTTTGGACGAATCTAGATGCTTACTCTTGGTCTAGAAGTTTAGTTGAATTGTGTCAAAGATATGGAGATACTAGATTTTTGTCTAAAGCTCGTCCTAATTCTGGTTGCATGGGAGGTAAAATAGATTGGATTTTAAAATATTTTCCAGAGATGGAATACAAAACTATCTTGACAACTCAAGATAAGTGGGTATGCTCTAGCTCTAATAGCATACTTATAGACGATGATCTCCGACACAAAGAAGAATGGATTAAGCGTGGTGGACATTATTATCATTGGCAAGAACTAAAGGGATGTGAAGACGGTGACGCAATAGCAAAAAAAAGAATAATTCAACTGGAGAAATTTTTGATTCAAATATGAGCAAAGTCATATCATTAAAACCGAATATAATGTATTATATTCGCGAAAAAACATTAAAAGATTATGAAGAAGGTAAAGTAATCTTCAAACATAAAGACGAAGACAGAGAATTGAAAGTAGAAGTTTGTGGTCGATTTCTGCTCGGATATAACATTAAATTACATGATTAAAAAACCAAAAATAGTAAATAAAAATTGGGGTGGTGAAATCCATTGGACTAACAATATTAATTATTGTGGAAAGACTTTGGTTTTAAAAAAGGGTTGCCATTGTAGCCTTCATTCTCATTGGAAGCGTGAACACTTTTTAATTCAAAGCGGCAATGTAAGGTTAGCTTTGGAGAAGCGTCTACTGGGACAAAAAGGGATTGGTGAGATGGTTTTCTTTGACTTGGTTAAGGGCGATTGCATTGAAATACCACGCGAATCTTGGCATACATTCTATGGACTTGCCGATAGTGAAATTATTGAGTTTTCAACTCCAGACGAAGAGTCAAAAAGACTTTTCCCAAGCGGTCCCAATGACATCAAAACTTGGGAGAAATTAATTTCAGAAACCAAAGAAAAAGAAAATAAAAAATTGAAAACAATACTAGTAACTGGATCGGAAGGGTTTATCGGCTCCAGATTTCTAGAACTCAATAAAGATAAATATAGAATTTTTAATTTAGACAAATCAGACACAGATAGTTTATTAGAAAAGTCCAGTAATTTTAAATCCTTGTCTTGGTTCGATTGTAAAAATCAAAAAACTTATAAATTTTCAGACATCGATGCGGTTTTTCATTTTGGAGCTGAAACGGATACTACTTCAAATAACAGTCAAGAATATTTTAAATATAATTGTTTGTTCACCAATCATCTTATCGACGAATGCTATGAAAATAATATACCTTTGATATTTTCTTCTTCAGCGTCTCTTTATGGCTCTGGTAATGATATACCTCTTAATCTTTACGCTTGGAGTAAGTGGGCAAGCGAAAAGTATGGAATTGAAAAAGCTAACAAAAGCCTTTCACCTAATAATTGGAGGTTTACGGCATTGCGCTACTTCAATGTTTACGGTATTGGAGAGCATAATAAAAATATTAAAATGACTTCTCTTGCATATCAGAATCTTAAAAATAGCAAGATTGAGTTATTCACTGGTAATCCTGTCAGGGACTTTATATTCGCAGATGATGTGGTATCAGCTAATATCCACGCTTTTGAAAGCAATCAATCTGGAGTGTTTGATGTAGGTTGCTCCTCCCCAAGAAGCTTTGAGGACATTGCGGGTTGCCTAGGTGCTGAAGTGGAATATGTAGATAACCCTATAAAGGATCAGTATCAGTTTTATACTTGTGCTGATAAAACAAAAATGCTTGACAACTGGTCTGCCAAGTATAGTTTAGAAAATGGAATTACTAAAATGAAGGAGTATTATAATAAATGAGTTTAAACTTTTATCAAACCTGCCCAACAATTGATCAAGGAATTGCGGAGTGCAAAGATATTATCGAAAACTATCTTGATGATATGGTAAACGATATAAATCCCGAATTTTATTCTGACGAAAAGGGTAAGAACAAAAATAACGTTGTTGAGTCTTTTAAAGATATGATATACAATGATATAGAACATATCTTCGAGAGCGTTAGAGAGACAAATGTTCAAATGAGAGAGGTGGCTGATGAACAAATTCGTAATTTAGAATACGAGGTTGAGGAAATGAGCAGTGAATTGGAGGATTTAAAAATACAACACGAGGAGGCTGAAAAGCAGATTTTAAATTTAGAGATTGATAGAGAAAATGCTTGTGATTAATTTTCAATAAACCTATATGATTAAAAAAGATACAGGGCAAGATTTACTTAGGTATAATTTTAATGATTATAAGTTTCTATGCTATGATTACGAGACCGAATCATTGTGTCTTGCTGGTAATAATAAGCCTTGGGAAGTGGGCTATATAACGGTAGAAGGCGGTAAAATTACTTCCGAACACAACCGTACCATTTGGTGGGAAGATTTAAATATTTCTGATGATGCCGCTAGAATTACTCGATTTAATTATGAAAACTATAAAAAAAGTGCAGAAAATCCTGATTTAGTTCTTGATCAATTTGAAAATGAGCTTTATGACCCAAAGACCATCAATATTACTTATAATGGTTTGAATTTTGATATGTACCTTCATCAGTTATGGAGAAAGAAACTTGGCAAAGAGATTGATTGGACTTTCTTGCCTCGCTCTATTGATATTCTTGTCCTGTCTAGAGCTTATCGCATGGAGATGGAACCCCCAGATAATTGGGAGGATTTTTTCTGTTGGCAATTAAAATTGGCTAACTATTTCAGTGATAACAGAACAAGAGCTTCTCGTAAATTACCAAGTTGCACTCTAAAAAAGATGTGTTATGAACTTGATATTGAATTCGATGACGGACAGGCGCATGGAGGACTTTATGATGTCCATAAAACTTGGGAACTATTCAAGCATCTTATTAGAAAAATGGAAATAACAACCAAACACCTACATATTTAAAACAGGCAATAATCCAACAAACTAAAAAACTAGTTGACAATATAGTGGAGTGATGCTACTATTGTTTGTACGACTTAAAACAAAAACAAAAACAAAATATAAAAATATAATTATGGCAAAGAAATCATTTAAACTAGAAGACGTAGAATTTGTATGCGACAAGAATCAGCTTGAATCAGATAAGAGACAGGCTGTGCTTAATGATCTTAAGGCTATGCTTGAGGAAGAGCAAGAGCAGGAAGATGTTGAAAAAGTAGAGTATAAGATTGTTGGCTTGTTCCCCGATGGCGAGGGCTATGATAAAATTTCTATTGAAGATAGGGTAATAATTCCTATTAAATTGCCAGTAGAATTTGATACTGCGACTTTACAAGACCACATGGTATTGGCGGCAACAAAGCATAATGAAAGTGGTAGAGCTAAAAAGCAAGGTAAAATTTTTACACTCAATGATTTACTGACAAAGGCGACAAAAAAGAATTTGACAGAAGAAGGAATTAAAGTTCAGTGCGAAGGTCGTTTTGAGATTGTGCCTTGCAATCCTCAGCTTATTAATGAGAAATAGATTGTGATTTATTTGTTTTCTAGTGCCAACTCCCTGAACTCAATTCTTACCATTGATAAAAAATCAAAGGAGGGCGGTAGCGATTCTATTTTTCAGATTGCAAAAGAAAACAATATAGATCAGGTATTTTTAATCGAAAAAAACCCATCCTCTTTCCCTCAAGCACTTAGCAACGCTACAGAACTAGGTCTACAGCTCGTTTATGGGCTCTCCTTGACAGTCTGTGATAACTCAGACGACAAAGAGCTAGAATCGATTTCTACGGAGCATAAAATGGTTTTTATTGCCAAGACTGGCGAGGCATATAAGAGCATTTTAATGAAGCTATATAGTGATGCCGCAACAAGGGGAAATTACAATGGTTTGCCGAGAACAGATTTCGATCGAATCAAAGAATTTTGGGGGGACGATATGCTAATGATGGTTCCATTTTACGATAACTTTCTGCATAAAAACTTATTCTCATTTGGCAATTGTTTAGTAAAATTCCAAGAATATAATCCTGTGTTTTGCGTTGAATATCACGAGCTACCACTAGATCGGATGATGGCTATTAAAATAAAAGAATATTGCAAGGAAAATGACTATGACTATATCAAAAGTCATAGCGTAAGATATAAGAGCGAGGAAGATATCGATGCATACTTGACTTATAGATGTATTCAGAATAAAAGTAGTATTCAATGCCCAAACCTTGAAGGCTTTTGTTCAAATAAATTTGCATTAACAAATGATTAAAGATAAAGATTTTTTAAGTCAATTTGAAAATTATTCCGATACTTATAATGTCCTTGGAGTTAGAATTCCGCAGGTAAATATAGGAGGTTCATATGCTAAGAAATTTGATTTAGATTTGTCAAAAGACGAACATCAAATTCTTAGACAGCTTTGTCTGCACGGATATAAAAAGCTAGATATCGACTCCTTGCCAAATAAGGAGATTTACAGAGAGCGTGTAAAATTTGAGCTAGAAACCCTTAAAAAACTTGGATTCACTCGCTATATTCTTATGGTATGGGATCTGATTCAATGGTGTGACGAAAATAAAATCGCCAGAGGTTGGGGTCGTGGTTCTGTTGCAGGAAGTCTGGTATCTTATCTAATAGGTTTAACTGCGGTTGATCCAATTAAGTATGATCTAATTTTTGAACGTTTTATTAATGAGTCTCGTGCTCAATCAAAAATTGTTGATGGAGAACAGTATTCGGACGGAAGCACTGTTCCAGATATTGACTTTGATGTTTGTTACCTCAATCGCAGTCGAGTAGTTCACGAATATTTGGGATCTAAATATCCTAAAAAGACTGGGCACATCTCTACTCTTAATACCCTTTCGACAAAACTGGTTCTTAAAGAGGTCTGTAAGAAATATGGAGGCTATAACGAAACTCAAGCCAACCGACTTTCTAATATGATCGAGAGCGATGCAGGAAAGCTTGATTCCCTTAAAGACACCCTAGATAAGAATGATCAGTTTAAGGAATGGGTAGAGGAAAATCCTAAGATATATAATATATGTTTGAAACTTTCTGACCTGCCGAAAAACTTCGGTCTCCATGCGGCAGGTATTATTGTATCATATGATGAAATTTTTAATTCTTTGCCACTTGAAGATAGGGATGGCGTTATAACTTCATCATATACAAAAGACGATGTTGCTGAGCAGGAAATAAAGCTTGATGCTTTGGGTCTAAAGACCTGTACAATCATTTATGAAACAGCAAAAGAAGCAGGATACGATTTAAATAGTTTTGATCCTAATGACCCAGAGATATACAAGCTATTTGAAAAGTTTGATTATAGCTATGGAGTCTTCCAGTTAGATGGAGACACTGCTTGTAAAGTAACCAAACAAGTTCAGCCTAAGAATATATCAGATATTTCTGCTATCTCCGCTATCGCCAGACCGGGTGCATTGGCTTTTTTGGAAGACTTTTTAGAATCTAGAAAAACTGGTAAAATAAAATCTATTTATCCGCCTATCGATGAAATTCTAGCCAACACTTCTGGCGTTATTCTATATCAAGAGCAAACAATGAAAATTGCTCACGAGGTTTACAAATTCTCTCTTGTAGAAGCTGATATCTTAAGAAAAATTATTGGCAAGAAACAGCTCGAAAAGGTAAAGGAGTGGGAAGAAAAAATTAAAAAGGCAGGTATAGATCAGGGAATACCAGAAGACGCAACTCAGATTTTTTGGGAGACGGTTCAAGCATCTGCGAAATATCAGTTCAATGCGAGCCATTCATACTCATATGGATACATTAGCTGTCTCTGCGCTTATCTAAAGATTAAATATCCAGCAATCTTTTTCAAAAACTGTCTTATGCTTGCTCGTTCGTTCCAAGATAGCGAGGCTCGTATTATGAAAATATGTAAAGAGCTTCCATATTTTGGTATTGAACTCAGACCACCAGACCTTGTTAAATCTGAGGAAGACTTCTCTGTTGAAGGCAATATAATTCGCTATGGAATTAAGTCAATAAAATCCGTCTCGGAAAAGACTCTTGTAAAGCTTAAGGAGTTTAACTCAGTTCAGACAAATAAATTCCAACTATTTGAAGCGGCAAATAAGTCTGGTATTAATATTAGGATTTTGTCTAACCTCATTAAGGCAGGATGCTTGAGCTCTTTTGGGGATAACAGGGGACTACTTACTCTTGAGGCCGCTAGTTGGAATGCTTTGACGGACTCTCAGAAAACTAAAATATTTAAATTCGGAGAAAAATATAATTATGATTTACTAAATATTCTGCTTGATATTAAAGATGGTAAACTTCTCAGCGATGGAAAAGAAATTATCTCAACAAAAAAACGTAAAACCAAGTCAGGAGAGAAATCTTCTTGGGACACCTTTTATAGTAAATATCTTCCACACAAGTTAGAATGGAGTAGCTACGCCAAGTATGTAGATTTCTACAATTATTATTATGAGCAAGACATTCTTGGTTTTGCATATAGTAAAAAATTATTTGAAATACTAGAGCCAGAATACAAAGGTATTATACATCTTGGAGATTTGGAGAATTCGGTAGAAGATTCTATCGTAACTTCTTGCGGGATAGTGCAAGAAGCGAGTGTTGGTAAGACTCAAAAAGGAAATAAAAAACTAACCCTTACAATAGGCGACGAATATGGTCAAAGTAGGGTTCAGGTTTTTAACTTTAACAGATTTGATAGAGCAACCAGAACAACAGAATTTCTTAGTAATGTTGATGATTTGAAAGATCAATACGGCAGACTCCCAGAAAAAAAAGACGTTATTGTTTTTAGGGGCACGAAAAAGACTAATACTGTGTTCGCTGATAAAATTCGCATTTTAAACTTAGATTTCAAAGAAAGTATTGACAAATAAAATATAAGACTGTATCGTCACGATCATGAAGGAAACGAAGAAATTACAAAAGGATAAGACAATTATCAAAATGAAAAAAGAGGGAGGAGTGTATTGGCCTCAAAATCATAAAGATATTTTTCGACATTGTACAAACGGTGCTAACGCACTTAGTGAATCTGAATTTTCAAAGTTTTATGAAATTTTCGCTTTACATAATGTTCAATTATACTTTTAATTAAAAATAAAAGATATTTCGACTCAAATAAATACAATAAAAGCCTTGACACGGATCAGTATAGAGATATAACTGATAATCAAACAAATAAACCTTAACAGAACTATTTAATAATAAAATATGATTGATCGCAAAAGAATTCTACAATCCTTCTTCCAAGTTAAAAAAACTTCCAAATATATCTGGCATGGTTTGCCAACTTCTAATCAAGAAAAAAAACAAAGGGCAAAACGAAAAATTGAATTGTCACCACATGACATTTTGATTCCATCCGTAAATAATAAATTCTGGAACAAGATTAATAAAAATGGGGCAGTTAATATAGAGATACCAAGTAAACACCTAGTTATGGTCGATAACTCTATTCTTTTTGATAATACTTACTATATTAATGGGTTTGATCCCCAAAACTCATAATTTGTGTAATAATTACTGTGGCGATTAAAAAAATAAAATCTATACACAAACGTATGTTCTATAAGTACAAGATGATAGCTGAAGAGTGCTGTTATACGAGGATAAAACTAAGCGACGGTGCCAAAATTGATATCCAAGGAGGATATCTTAAAGAAACTGAGTTTCATTTTGCAAATAAAGAAAATGCAGATTTTTTCTCAAATATGCTGAAAAGTCTGATAGTTTTTAAAAATAAAATTTAATTACAATTATGGAAAGATACGAAACTAAAAAATTTGACTCCTTTTCAGAGTCAAAAGCTCTCTGGGATGAACTGTTAGACACCTTTAAGGAATTAAGACTTTCACCATTTTATTCATTTAAGGGGTACAATAAAGGGTCTTTTAAGAGCTATTCCATATCCTTTATGGTAAAAAGTAACAGTGAAGCCCAAATATTAAATAAGCTTCGCAAAAAAGTGGAGTTATTTAAAATTAACTGTTAAAGACCTTCTCTAAATTGCATGTATAATGTAATAATATGAGTGGGAATCGATGACAAAGTTTATGAAGCAGAAAATGAAGTTTTCATAAATGAAAGAAAATATACTGAAACTCAACTTAAGAAGTTTTTCTTCTTGATTACGGGAGATAATTGGTTTATAAATAAATATGGTACTGGATATAAAATGTATATTATCGGCCCAAATTTCTTTGATGCTTCTTACGGATGCTATAAAGAGATATATTTACTTGAAAATGAACACTTTACAGAAAGCACTATTTGTCACGAATTAATGCACTCCTGCAAGCATATAAGGGGAAATCCTCATGGCAAAGCTTGGCAAAAAAGATACGTAGATATGGTCAAAATATATATTTCCAATCAAATGGGAGAAGAATTAGAGCAAAGATTCGCTAAAATATATGAAAATAATAAAAAAAATTATTTGGCGTTGGAAAATAGAAAAAAAGTTTAATAAAATATACTCATTTTATATAAATAATTTACATATTTTTCATCCTCAAGAACAAGAGTCTATACGTTCTATCAGAAATTCATTTTACTTTTTCCTAAATAGGAGCAGTTGGGAAAGAAATAAAGATAAAATTGAAAAACAAGTCGAAATGCTTAACATCAAGATAAACCACAGAATAAAAAACAAATAATGGAAATACTAATAATTACATTTATACTTCTCTGCATATTTGGGGATATTTAAAGCTTGACTTTAAAATTTCTTCATTCAATATGAGAGATAGTAAACCACAAATAATAACACAAATAATAGCACAAATAAAAATATGAAAATTAAACAAATGATCCAAGATACAAAAGGTAAATTTTTTACTGTTAATTTTGTTAAAAAAGACGGAAATAAACGACACATGGTTGCTCGACTTGGGGTAAAAAAATATCTTAAGGGTGGAGAAAACCCCGCTAAAAACCGAGACAATTTGATTGTAGTTTTTGACGTGCAAAAGAGGGCATATAGGATGATAAATTTAGATACTTTACTTAGCTTTAAATGCGGTAAGAAAGAATACTACTGTTACTAAAAATAGTTATTGACTTTCTCAAATTTATATGAATCATCATAAATATGAAAATATTAATTGCTTGCGAATCCTCTGGAGTTATTCGTGATGCCTTTCGAGCAAAGGGACACGAAGCTTATTCTTGCGACATTATCGAAACAGGTCACGAATACCATATTTGTGACGATGTTTTAAATGTTTTAGATCAAAACTGGGATATGATGATTGCTCATCCGCCTTGTACTTATCTTTCAGTTAGCGGTATGCATTGGACTGTTCGTGGTTTGCGTGATCCCAAACTGACTGAAGACGCTCTTGAATTCGTTCAAAAGCTTATAGATGCCCCAATTGAAAAAATAGTAATTGAAAATCCAGTTAGCGTCATTTCGACACGCATCAAAAAGGCAAGCCAATATATACAGCCTTATCAGTTCGGAAAAGATAGAAGTAAAAAAACTGGGCTATGGTTGAAAAATCTTCCCATTCTAGAACCTTCTGAATATGTTGAGCCTACAAGATGGGCTTGTTGTGGAAAATGGGTGGAGAAAGATTCTACTTGTAATAAATGTAATAAAAAGGCTAAACCCAGATGGTCTAATCAAACTCAAGATGGTGCAGATAAAACTCCACCATCTAAAGATCGTTGGCGCACTCGCTCTCAAACTGATCAAGGTATTGCAGAAGCAATGGCAAATCAATGGGGCTAGAAAATACTTCATAAAAAGACTTGACTTTTAATAAATTACCCACAAAGTGGTGAACATGAAAATCTTATCTCTCTTCGACGGAATCTCTTGCGCTCAAATTGCGCTTAATAAGCTTGGCATTAAATACGACAATTATTTTGCTAGTGAAATTTGCGAAAAAGCGATTAAAGTAACGCAAGACAATTATCCAGACACAATCCAATTAGGTGATGTGACAAATTGGAAAGATTGGAAGTTGCCTAAGATTGACGTGATTTGTGCAGGTTTTCCTTGCCAATCTTGGTCTAAAGCAGGATTACAAGGCGGATTCCAAGATGAGCGTGGAAAACTAGCTTATGTTCTTGCAGATATTTTTCGTCACCTAAAGAAACAGAATCCTAATTTAATTTTCTTGTTTGAAAATGTAGAGATGGCAAAAGAAAAGTTAAATGATTTAAATGAATTGTTTGGCTGTGAGGGAGTTAAAATCAATTCTTCGCTATTAACTGCTCAGAAGCGTGGGCGAGTCTACTGGACAAATTTAAAAATTGATCCAATAAAAGATCAGAGAATTCAATTTCAAGACGTTCTTGATGATGGAATAGCCGAAAAGGAAAAAGCATACTGCATCAAACTTTGTCGTGGAAATGCAAGGGATTATTTTAAGAAAAAACAAACTAATATTGTTTTTTGCCCAAATAAATATGGTAAATATGAAGTAAAAAATAAATTCATCTCTATGACTTTTCCGAAAGGGAAAGACCCAAATGAGTTATTTACCTTTAAATGTTCTTTGCCAGATGGCAATTACGACCTAAGACCTCTTAATAGAAATGAGGTCGAGAGGTTGCAAACAATCCCTAAAAACTATACCAATGCGGTAACTGTAGCTTCTGCCCATAATTTAATGGGTAATAGTTGGACTGTTGATGTAATTTGCCATATTTTAAAAAATGTTAAATAAAATTTGGAGAATATGGGCTAAATCTATAGGAGAAAAGGCAACTTCTAAAGATAGGGAGGCAGACATTGTCGCAATAATTAGGACTGTTATCTTTTTAACCTATTTAATTACTAATTTTTTTATCATATCTGGCGTAATGAGGCATTGGTAATAAAGATTTTTCTTGACTTTTATAAATATGTGGTCAATATACAGATTGTAAACACAAATATAAACACAAATATAACATAAAAATGATCAAACAAATAGATAAAGAATTCCTACGTTGCCTTCGCTCAGAAATTGATGTAGCACTAGAACCAATCGCTGAGAAATATGGTATTAAATTTGATGCAGGTAATGCTTCGTTCTCACAGTTTAATGCTACAATTAAATTAGAGATTGCAACTGCTCAAAATGGCGATTTTATTACCAAAGAGGCTCAAAGCTTCCTAAATTATGCAGAATTACTAGGATTATCTAAGGATTTTTTAAATAAGGAGTTTTCTTACTTTGGTAACAAATATATTCTTACTGGATACTCGCCTCGCTCCACTAAATATCCATTTATTGCGACTAAAGTTTCAGATGGTGGCTCATACAAGTTGCCTAAAAGTGTCGTAACTGCGGAAAACTTTAAAGAAATTGCTTAATGCAAAATAAAATATACGATAAGCCAATCGCGTTTGATGTAGATATGCCCGTAAAAGGAGTTAAAAGATTTACTGTCTATGCAAGAAGCGATGAAGAAGCAGTTAAAAAAGTCGAGACACGCGCTTTTGAGCCTTTTGATTCAGAGTGGTTTGAGGAACTTGATTGCGAAAAGCCTTATGTTATTGACGCTGATGAATCAAATGTTCATCCTAGACCGATTCTTTCAAGTATTGTTACAAACATAGAAAATTAATTAATATTATGCCCGATTATAAAATAACTGTAACAGAAACAGTAACTTATCAATCGATTGTTTCTGTCCCAAAACAAGATAATGACGAAGATGTCGAGCAATTAGTAGTTGACACCTTTTATAACAAGGGTTATTATGATGTGGCTAACATCTTAGACTCAGAAACTTCTGATATAGAAATCCAACAAATGAACAGATATGATAGTTAAGTTAAACGATAAAAATTATATCCGCAAAAAGATGGATGACACAATAGACGAAGCTGATGGATTAGCGGAGCTAATTTGTGAAGGCGGGGCAGAAGGTGAATATACTCAAAAAGAATTATTGACAATGCAGAATAAAGCAGATACATTGTATTCTCTTTATAACGCCTTAGAAATGCGTTTGAAAAAACTAAATAACCAATTATCAAAATGAGTGAGACATACAAAGGAAATTATACTAATTTAGCCCAACCTACCGAAGAAGGCGTATATCGCGTAGGCGTAATCTCTACAATAACTCGTTATATTGATATAAAAGCTTCCTCTCAAGAAGATGCTAAAGCTGAAGCAGAACGCATTTACAACGAAGAAGGGACTGAAGAACAGGAATGGATAGAAGATGCTGAAGAATTAGAATCTTTATTTGATGCCGACATTTAGTGTTGACTTTTGCAATTTACCACTCATTATAAAGAAATGGCTAAACCAACTCAAACAACAGAAATAGATAACGCTCGTAGAGTATTAGGAATGCTTGATACTGTAACTGATCCAGAAGAATATAAAAAAATCTTTGGGGTTCAAGATAAAGATGTTGACAACATGAAGAAACTTATTCTAAATAAGGGTAAATTAAAAAAGAAAATTTTCACTAAAGATGAGGAAAACAATGAAGATGAATAAAACACAAGCATATATTAGAGCATCAAAATTTTACTTGACGGACGAACTCCCAGAAGATTTTGAGAATTTGACCGAAGATGAGACGATACAGTTCATTAATGAAAACGTTTGGCAACCATTTGAGATGTGGGATCCGTTCGATGTTCTTGAAATGATTGACGATTTAGCTTCTGAATTTATTTGTATTTCCTCTAGTAAAGGTTAAACTAAATAATAACAGACACCTTATATTAAATATCTAAAAATATATTGGTAATAAAAGGAAGAATTTAGATTTAAAAGCTGTTTTAAGTAGGCTATAGTTAGCTATAAATAATACACCAAATAAACTAGGGGTATAACTAGACTTTCAAGGTCTAAAGCCTTGTAGGGCTTTATATACAAATATAACCTTTTACCTCAGTAAAATAGCATAATAAGATATAATATATAAGGATACTATATAAAGAAATAACATTAAGGAATATACATAGGATAAATAAAGAAATAATAGAACTAAAACCCTGTTTCTTGTCTTGTAGGGGATTATCCAGTTTATATTTCTTAAATAAATGGATTTTTTTTAGAAATACCTTAAATAATACTATAAATAATGCTTTTTTGTGTTATATCGGACATAATATAGGTTTTTATATTGATAAATAAGTATCTGTTATAAGCGGAATAGTCTTGACATGACTAAATAAAAGTTTTTTATTCCTAAATAAATAAAAAAAAATATAAATAAAAAAAGTTTTTTAAATAAATAAATATATATAATCCTCTTATAAAAAAAAATA